GTGGTAGTGATTACCGCAAATCTATAGACCCTATGTACAAAGCTAACAGAAAAGAACGATATGCAGACCAAACAGAAGAAGAGAGACTTGAATTTGAACAATTCTTAGGAGAGTTTCAAAAAACAATAGATTTATGTAATGAAAAAGGTTATCTCACTATTAAGTATAAAGGTGTAGAGGCTGATGACATTGCAGCAGTTATCTCTCAAAATAGAGAAGACCTGGGTATAGAAGACATCTGGCTAGTAAGTTCAGATAAAGACTGGGATCTTCTAATAACCGAGAACATATCACGGTTCTCTACCGTAACAAGAAAAGAGACAACATTAGGTAATTGGGACGAGCATTACGACTTTCACCCAGATATGTACTTAACTTTTAAGTGCTTAACTGGAGATAAAGGAGATAACGTCCCAGGAGTAACAGGAATTGGCCCTAAGAGAGCATCGTCTCTCATAGCAGAACACGGAGATGTATTTGATATAATGTCATCACTTCCGATAGATAGCAGGTACAAGTTTATGCAAAACTTAAATGAGTTTGGCGCAGACGCACTAGCTAAAAATATCGAACTGATGGATTTATCGTACGACCCTGATGCACAAGTACTCGGGCACAGTAACGATATTATAGGATTAGTGAAAAATTATGTCAGTTAAAATAGATTATAGTAAAGATAGTCTTTTAGATGAGTTTGCAATAACAACTCTAAAGGATAGGTACATGGTACCAGGTGAAGAATCACCACAAGAAGCGTTTGCACGTGCTGCTATGGCATTTGCAGATGATGACGCTCATGCACAAAGGTTGTATGATTATGTCAGTAAACTTTGGTTTATGTACTCTACACCAGTTCTATCTAATGGTGGAACTACTAGAGGATTACCGATTAGTTGTTTTCTAAATTATGTAGACGACAGTCGCGAAGGTATAACCGATCATTATACAGAAAATGCTTTCTTATCATCATTCGGTGGTGGTATTGGAGGACATTGGTCTGATGTTCGTGCGCAAGGTACAAGGACTTCTAAAGGAAGTGAGAGTACTGGAGTAATACCTTTTTTAAAAGTAGTAGATGCAGAAATGTTAGCATTTTCGCAAGGTATAACTCGTAGGGGTAGTTATGCGGCTTATCTACATATGTCACACCCCGAAATAGAGGAGTTTTTAGATGTCAGAAAACCTACAGGTGGCGACACTAACCGGAAGAGTATTAACCTTCATCACGGTGTCGTGGTTCCTGACTCCTTTATGGAACTCATACACTCCGCCACTAAATATCCTGATTTTGACGATAGCTGGGATCTTGTGGATCCCCACACCCATCAAGTCAAAAGAACAGTAAGTGCTAGAGCACTTTGGGTAAAATTGCTACAGAATAGAATGGAGACAGGTGAGCCCTATCTTATGTTTGAAGATGCAGTAAATGCAGAGGTGCCAGAGTTCCAGAAGAAGAAAGGACTAGAGGTACACCACTCAAACTTATGTAGTGAAATCACATTAGCAACAGATATAGAAAGAACAGCAGTATGTTGCCTATCATCATTGAACTTAGAGTACTATGATGAATGGAAAAATACTACTATTGTCAAAGACTTAATCAGAATGTTAGATAATGTTCTAACAGACTTTATAGCTAGAGCACCTGAGCAATTGCACAGGGCGACTTTTAGTGCTATGAGAGAAAGAAGTCTTGGTCTAGGTGCAATGGGATTTCACGCATATTTACAAAAGAATGGAATACCATTCGAATCATTAGGTGCACAAGCACTCAACCAGCAAATGTTTTCGCATATAAAAAGCGAGGCAGAGTTAACAACACGCAAGCTAGCACAAGAGAAAGGTGCGTGTCCTGATGATGATACTTGTACAGTACGTAATGCACACTTATTAGCTATTGCTCCAAATGCGAGTTCTAGTATTATTTGTGGTAATACAAGTCCAAGTATCGAACCTTTTAGAGCAAATGCTTTTACACAGAAAACTAAATCTGGCAGTAATTTACATAAGAATAAGTACTTAACTGAAGTATTAAATAAATACAAAATGAATACAGATGAAGTATGGAAAGGCATAGTTGCAAATCGAGGAAGTGTTCAACATCTTGAGTTCTTAACACAAGATGAAAAAGATACTTTCAAAACTGCTGTAGAAATCAATCAAGCATGGATTATAGAACACGCTGCAGAAAGACAGGAATATATCTGTCAATCTCAGTCGTTAAATCTATTCTTCCCGCCTGATGTAAATAAAGGAGATTTACACAGCGCTCATATGCTAGCATGGGCAAAGAATTTAAAAACGCTTTACTATCTACGTAGTGAGGCAATCAGTAGAGCAGACAATGTAGCTTCCCAAGCCAAAAGAGAAATCATATTTGAGCAGGAAGAATGTCTAAGTTGTGAGGGATAAGCATGAGTTTATTAAAAGAAAGAGAATATTATAAACCTTTTAAATATCCGTGGGCATTTGAGAATTATAAAAAACAACAACAAATGCATTGGCTTCCTGATGAAGTACCACTACAAGATGATATAAAAGATTATAGAGAAAAATTAAGTGATGGAGAACGTATGTTGCTAGACAATATATTTAAGTTCTTCACACAAGCAGATGTAGATGTATGTGGAGGTTATGCCCACCACTACTTGCCTACATTTAAACAACCAGAAGTAAGAATGATGTTAGTAGCGTATGCAGCTATGGAAGCTGTGCACCAAGAAGCATATTCCCTTCTGTTAGAAACTTTAGGTAAAGATGAAGAGATGTACCAAGAGTTTATGGATATCAATGCTATGATGGAGAAACACGAATATCTACAAGATTTCAGTATGAAAACTCCATATGATATGGCAAAAACAATGGCGGTGTATAGTGCATTTACAGAAGGAGTACAGCTATTTAGTAGCTTTGCGATTCTTCTTAACTACCCAAGACATAACTTAATGAAAGGAATGGGACAGATTGTTACATGGAGTATTCGTGATGAATCACTACATGTTGAAGGTTTGTCAAAACTATTTAGAACTTTTATGCAGGAGAACCCTGAGTTATGGACTGATAAGTTAAAGTATGAAATCTATTGTGCTGCTGAAAAAACTGTGGAACTAGAGGACAAATTTATTGATGTTTGTTTTGCAAATGCAGATGTTCCCGACCTAACTGCAAAAGAAGTAAAAGAGTATATCAGATATATTGCTGATAGAAGATTGCTAGGTATCGGTATGAAGAAGATATTTCATAGTGAAGAAAATCCACTACCATGGATTGACATGCAGTTAAATGCAGTTGAGCATACCAACTTTTTTGAAAACCGTGCTACCGAGTATGCTAAGGCGAGTACACAAGGAAATTGGCAGGATATATTTAAATGAGTGAAATACCAACAATCACGATTGATAATAAAGAGTATGAAATTGCCCAGTTAAGTGAAGAACACAGAAATGTAATCAATCATATGCAGATAGCAGACCAAGAAATCGCTAGGCTACAAACTATGATTGCTATTCTAACAACTGGTAGACAAGCGTATATAAACCAACTCGGAGAAGATTTAGATAAGTCTGAAGGAGAGTTTACACCCGAAATCGTATCGTGAATATATACATAGGGTACGAAGAAGCACACCCTGAGATGTATGAAGTCTGTAAAGCCTCTATTGAGCGTTTTAGTAGACTTCATGTAATTAAGCCTTTAAGAAAGAAAGACTTAATTCAGCAAGGTGTGTATTCTCGTCCTTATCAAGGAGAAGCTACAGACTTCTCTTTTACTAGGTTTCTAGTACCGTATCTAAATGACTATAAAGACTGGGCGTTATTTGTAGATGGAGACTTTCTCTTTCGAGCAGACCCAGCAGAGCTTTTGCAATGCATAGATGAAGAAGCACATGATGTTTATGTTGTTAAGCACCCTGAGTTAATCACAAGTACTAGAATCAAGATGGACGGTAGGATAAATCGCCCATATCCTTGTAAATACTGGTCATCACTAATGTATATCAATTGTGATGAGCAGGAAATAAGCCCCGAGGAAGTCAATGAAAAGGACGCAAGTTATTTACATGAATTCAAATGGGCAGAAAGTGTAGGCAGTTTGCCTGCAACTTGGAACAATATGATTGGTTATTACGATATTTATCAGCCTAGTGCGGTTCACTTTACAGACGGCGGGCCTTGGCTAAAAGGGTTTGAAACTCAACCCTACGCTGAAGAATGGAGAGCAGTACATGAAGAAACAAGACGACCAATATAGTTTCCTTGAACATAGGAGAAAACAAGAGGCAGCTCATCACAAGAGATTGGGGAATGAAGAATTTAACCCACTCAATTCGATTCTTACAGTCGAAGTAAATACTACCGAACTTTGTAATCGAAATTGTGTCTTTTGCCCGAGACATGACCCAGAAGTTTTCCCTAACAGGAATTTGCATATGACTCCAAACGGTGCGAGTCATATAGCACGAGAACTTGGACGTAATCATTATCGTGGCAAGATCTCTCTTAGCGGTTTTGGTGAAAACTTACTTAACCCAAAGTTTCCTGAAATAGTAAAAAGTTTTAGAACACATCTCGATTCCAACATTCTCGAGTGTAATACCAATGGGGATAGATTGACTTCAGAGTATGCAAAATCTCTGTTTGACAATGGTCTCTCCCTTCTGTATATTAACTTGTATGATGGAGCGCATCAAATGGAACATTTCGATGAAGTTATGCGTGACATTCCACAAGACAGATATAAGTATCGTATGCACTGGAGTCAGAAGGATCATGGACTTATATTAAACAATAGAAGCGGGACTATCGATTGGCTCGGTATAGACGAGTCCGATATTCAATCTTTGCAAGGGAAACCGTGTCATTATCCTTTCTATAAAATGTTTGTAGATTGGAATGGAGATGTTTTGTTCTGTAGTAACGACTGGGGTAGAGAGCATGTAATAGGAAATCTTATGCAAGATACTCTAATGAACGTCTGGTTTAGTAAACCAATGAAAAAAATCAGACGTAGACTAGCAAGAGGGGATAGAAGTCAATCTCCGTGTAACGGGTGTTCTGTAGATGGAACACTATTTGGAAAGGAATCATTTGATATAGTACAGGAATATGAAAACAAAGGAAGAAAAATTATTGCAAGTTGTTAATCTTGCTCCCTCTGAATCAATTATAGAAAAGCTAGTAGAAATTCACCCAATGAGGCAGGTCTTTTGGGCTAGTATAATTCAAATTTGTGTGTTAGCATTTATGGGACTTGCCATGTTAACAATAGGATATTTCGTATGAAAATAGCAATAACAGGAACAACAGGACTTGCAGAAGCCATAGCGGGTGCTTTGCAAGACCACACAATTAAAACCCCAAGAATAGACGATATAATCATGAACGGCACTAACTTTTGGGGGTTTGATTACGACAACCCAAACCATGTAGATGTTTTAATTAACCATGCTCACAGGGATTTTGACCAAACAAAAATACTTGATATCGCTTATCGATCTTGGAAAAACGACAAGAGTAAGTATATAATCAACATCTCTAGTAGAGCCGCTCAACCTAACATATCAAAAGGATATATGTATGCAACGCAAAAAGCCAGTCTTAATTTTCTTACTAATACTCTTGTGTATAATAGTGACAAACAGTGCCGTATAACTACAATCAATCTCGGTTTATTAAACGATGAAGATTTACCAAGCGTAACCCATGATGAAGTTGCTGATGTTATCAGATGGCTTATCAGAATGGCAGAGTTTACAGAATTAGAAGTGCCTGAGATAACTTTACAAAACAGGGCAAACTATCAAGATGTCCAATCAGACAAACAAGCAATAAAGGAGGCTGAATGGCTGATGCAGAAACAATCTTAAATTTATTAAAGAATAAAAATGTCGTCTTAGTAGGTAATTCAGTAGAAATTCTAAACTATGATAAAGGCGAGTTTATTGATTCTCATGATATAGTTATTCGTATGGGTAGAGGTGTTCCTTTACCCCGCCATTATGAGAGAATTGGTAAAAGAACAGATATTTGGTGTACAGGGTTTCTGAGAGCAGAACAAATGATGAAAAGACCAGAGTTAAAAGGAGTTCCAAAACTACTTAATCGTACTCGTATAAATTTAAATAGTCCTAGAGTATTAGGCAATGGGTTAGATGATGAGTACCATACTATGTGGACTGATTCTGAATTGCTTGGACTTTATGATGAGTTTGGGTATGAAAATAATGCAATACTTGGTAGACCTTCAAATGGTTTTATAGTATTACTTTGGTTAATAAAAAAGGCATGGGTTTGGAAGAGTCTTACATTGATTGGATTTGACTTCTTTGCCAAAAAAGCCCCATTTAAAGTAGGTGCAGCTTACCCTAACAGCTGGCATTTACCTAGAAATAGTGTTGATGAGATTCCTCACAACGTCCCCGCAGAAAGAGAGTACGCTTTAGAAATGTCCCGCAATGGGATTATTAAGTGGGATATTCTTTCTGACCTAAAAGAAGAAATCTTGGAAGATTAGTGCATTTCCCAGTTCCAAAACTTGGACGCTGGGGTGTTGAGATTTTTGCGGACTTTATTGATATGCCAACCTAGCATACTGAACATATCTTCAAATATATAATTCTTTGCCG